TAATGATGGAGATGACCCTTATTTAAACAGAACTATGGCTGCGGGTACGAGTAGAAGAATATTTACTTTTTCCACTTGGATAAAAAGAAGCACTCTTGGTAGTTTTCAATATGTTTTTACTAATTCACCTCAATCAAGTTTTGATGCAGTAAGAATTAATAATGATGACACTCTAGATATTAGATTAAAAAATAATGATTTTACTGTAAGAACAAACAGGGTATATAGAGATGTTACTGCTTGGTATCATATAGTTGTAGCAGTAGATACTACTCAATCAACTGACTCAAATAGAGTAAAAATTTATACAAATGGAAGTTTAGAAACTTCATTAGCAGGTACTACATACCCAACTGAAAATTATGATACTTCTTTTGGAGTAAATGGACAAGGATATCAAGTATCAGCAAATACTTGGGGTCCCGACCAAGCATTTGACGGATATATGACAGAAACACATTTTATAGATGGCACTGCAAAAGCATCCACAGACTTTGGAGAATTTGATGATAATGGAGTCTGGATTCCAAAAAGATATACAGGAACTTACGGCACTAATGGTTTTTATTTAGAGTTTAAACAAACAGGAACAAGTGCGAACTCTAGTGGTATAGGTGCAGATACATCAGGTAATGATAATCATTTTACACCAAGCAATCTTGCAGCTACAGATGTAACTACAGATACTTGTACTAATAATTTTGCTACATTGAATCCATTAGAAAGAACTAATAATATTACTTTTAGCGAAGGTAATACAAAAATAGTGGGTACTAGCAGTGCTAATTATTCAGGAAGTGCAGGAACGATAGCACCTACAAGTGGTAAATGGTATTGCGAAGTGAAAGTTACTGATGCCGCAAATCTTCAAATAGGTGCTTTAATACCTAATACATCTGACATAGGTGATGCAACTGGTAATGCAGATGGTGGTATGTACTATCATTATGAAAATATTTATTGGCAAGATAATAATACTGCAATTAAAGTGGTTAATACAAGTGCATCAGTAGGTAATGCTAGTGTAACAGGTGGTAGTAATAGTGTTAATACTTACACAACAAATGACATTATATCTATGGCTTTAGACATGGATAATGGTCGTATATATTTTGCCAAAAATGGAACTTACGAAAATTCGGGAAATCCTGCAAGTGGAACAAATGCTTTTAGTTTACCAACAAATTATGCTGATGGAATGACTTTTTATGCAGGTTTAGATGCAGCAACTGCTGAAATAAACTTTGGTAACCCATCTTTTGCAATATCAAGTGGCAACACAGACGGCAAGTATGGTAACTTTGAATATGCACCACCATCAGGATATTATGCACTATGTACTAAAAGATTAGCGGAGTTTGGATAATGGCTTATACAACAATAGATGACCCTTCAGCATTTTTTCAAACAGCATTATATACAGGTAATGGAACAGCTATAGGAAGTGGTGGATTAACTATTACCAATGATGGTAACTCAGATTTACAACCAGATTGGATATGGCATAAAAAAAGAGGCAACGCAGAAAGTCATGCTGTTGCTGATACAAATAGAGGAACACACAAAGGGTTATTTCCTAATGAAAATAGTCAAGAATCAACTGGTGGCAGTCAGTATGTTAATTCTTTTAATACAGATGGTTTTACAGTGGGTAATGTTGGTTGGGCAAATGACAGTTCTCAAACCTATGTAGCATGGCAATGGAAATGTAATGGTGGAACTACATCATCTAATAGTGATGGAGATATAACTGCAACAGTTCAAGCCAACACTACAGCAGGATTTTCTATAATGACATGGACTTCTAATAATGCTGATAATCAAACAATAGGTCATGGTTTAGGAGCTGCACCAGAAGTATTCTGGGTTAAAATTAGAGATGCTACAGGGAGTTGGTATTGTTACTTTAAAGAAGCAGGAGCAACACACTATTTATCTTTGAATAGCACAGGAGCAAAAGTTGATAATGTTATATGGGGAGACACTCATCCTACAAGTAGTGTTATTACAGTAGATACAAATTCATTATCAGGTAGTACTCCTACAGTAGTATCGTATGCTTTTAAAGAGATAAAAGGCTACTCAAAGTTTGGTTCTTATACAGGTAACGGTAGCACAGATGGAACATTTGTTTATACAGGATTTAAACCTGCTTGGTTATTAATAAAAAGAACTGATAGTGCTAAAAATTGGTACATAGCAGATAGCACTAGGTCACCAAATAATATAACTAAAGCATTTTTATCTCCTAATTTAAATGATGCTGAAGATACTTCAGGAGATACAAGTAATGCTTATTTTGATATTTTAAGTAATGGTTTTAAAATGCGACAAGACTTTAGTCATTTAAACGCAAGTGGCGCTACACATGTTTATATGGCATTTGCAGAACATCCATTTGTAAGTAGTAAAGGAGTGCCAGTAACGGCAAGGTAGAATGTTAGGACACGGATCATTAGCAGAGTTTGCGTTAGCTTCAGTAAGAGGTGGTGGTGTACAAAACGTAGGATCACCCTTTATTAGTGGCATATCTTTTACAGCCAGTGTAGGAGATGAAACTGTAACAGCAGGAGCAACCATATCTCCTTCAACTAACGTTGCAACATTTAGCCTTGGAACAGAGGTGGCAACAGGTGGAGCAAACGTATCACCAACAACAGCAGGAGCTATTACAGTAAGTGTAGGAGAAGAAGCAGCTTTTGGAGAATCTTTCCAAAATCTAATCACCTTATCTACTGGATCTCCTGACTTTTTTATATGGAATGAGGTTGACGATTCACAAACAGTAGATTATTCTGACGTCGAACCGGGTAGCACAGATTAGGAGACATAAATGGCATCATCATTTTCAAGCACATTAAATTTAGAACTTCAGGCCAGCGGAGAAAACTCTGGAACCTGGGGTACAATTACAAATAATAATTTACAAAAAATAGAATCAGCGGCAAAAGGTTATGTTTCCGTAGCTATTGCTAGCACAACTGACACATTAGCCACAACTGATGGCTCCACTACAGATGAACAAAGTAATGCTATTATAAAATTAACGGGGACTTTATCAGGCAACACAACAATGAGTTGTGAGGCGGTAGAGACATGGTACATCGTTGATGATGCAACAACTCACAGCGGTAATACTTTAACATTTAAACCTTCTGGTGGCACAGGGACAACATTAGTTCAGGGTGCTAAACACATTTTATATTCTGACGGTTCTACAATGTTCGATGTCTTGAACGATGCAGGAAATATCAAGGCCAACGGAACACTGACCGTGTCAGGTAATACTTCTCTTGACGGTGGTAGTTTTGTATTTAATGAATCTTCTGCTGACTTAGATTTTAGAATCGAGGGTAATGGAGATGCAAACTTATTCTTTACAGATGCTGGTAATGACCGTATCGGTATTAAAACAAACTCACCTTCAACAGAATTACACGTTGTAGGTGGTGTTAAAGCTACTGGTGCAATTGACTTTGATGGTGGTGGATTTACATTTAATGACTCTGGTGCTTCTGTTGATTTTAGAGCAGAAACAAACACATTAGCAAACGCTTTCTTTATAGATGGTTCTGCTGATAAGATTGGTTTTGGAACAAACTCACCAGCCGATGCATTAGTAGAAATAAACCAAGCTAATAGTTCAGGAGCAATAGCTTGTTTATCTTTAGATCAAGATGATCAGGATCAAGAATTTATTAAATTTGACGGTACAACAGGAAGTGGTAGCACTGCTAGTGTATCAACCTCAACAGCTACAGATGGTAGTAAAGTAGGCGCATTAAAAATAAACGTAAACGGAACAGATCGTTATATTAGGTTCTACGATTCTGCAATATAAGGAGTTACATGCCGTTAACAAAACTGCAAATAGCGCCTGGTATAGACAAGCAAAATACTGAATATGGTGCAGAAGGTCGTTGGGTCGACTGTGATAATGTTAGGTTTCGATATGGTCTACCTGAAAAAATAGGTGGATGGGAGAAAGTTACATCTGATGCACTTGTAGGCGCAACAAGAGCAATCCTTACATACTCTGATTTAGGTGGTGTTAAATATGCTATCTATGGAACTAATAAAAAATTATACGCTTATTCTGAAAACTCTTATGCAGACATAACTCCCATTCGTTCCAGTGCAACTGGAAACATTACTCAGTTTGCAACCACTAGTGGATCCTCTACAGTTACTGTAACAGATGCAAGTCATGGTGCTTTAATAGGTGATTTTGTAACAATTGCAAGTGTTAGTGGTGCGGTAGGTGGATTATCTCAAGCTAACTTACAAGGTGAGTTTGAGATCTTGACAGTACCTAGTTCTAACACATACACTATACAAGCCCCAGCAAATGCTTCCAGTAGCACTACAGGAGCTACAGCTAATGCAAGTTATCAAGTAAACACAGGAGCTGCAGTAGCGCTATTTGGTTACGGTTGGGGTGCTGGTACATGGAGTACAAGCACATGGAACACTACTCGTGAAGGTTTGACAGGTGGTGAAGGTGTGCTATTGGAATCTTCTAAATGGGCTCTAGACAACTGGGGTGAGGATGTTTTAGCTTTACAATTTAACGGTGGATTATTTTACTGGGATACCTCAGACGGATTATCGAGCAATAGAGCAGGGACCACGGAAGTTAGTGGCGCTCCTACAAAATCTAGATTTATGATTGTTTCTGGTGACGATAGACACGTCATTTGTCTTGGAACAGAAACTACAATTGGCACAACATCCACACAAGATAATATGTTTATTAGGTGGTCTGATCAAGAATCAACAAGTGATTGGACACCAACTGCAACTAATACTGCAGGTTCTTTTAGATTAACTGACGGTAACCAAATTAATACAGCTGTTAGATCAAGAGGTGCTGTAATGATATGGACTGATACAGCTTTGTATCAGATGCAGTTTATTGGTGCCCCTTTAACATTTGGTTTTAAACAAATTGGTTCTAACTGTGGAGCTGTAGGTATTAATGCAGCAGTTGATGTATCTGGTAACTCGTTCTGGATGAGTAATGATTCTTTCTTCTTATATGATGGTGCAGTTAAAAAAATACCTTGTAGTGTGCAGGATTATGTATTTGATGATATAAATGAAAATGTAAAACAAGATGTGTTTTGTGCATCTAATTCTAATTATAATGAAGTGATGTGGTTCTATGCTTCAGCTAACTCTGATCAAATAGATAGAATGGTAGCTTATAATTATGCAGAGAATCTTTGGTATATTGGATCTTTAGCTAGAAGTGCTTGGGCAGATTACGGTGTTTATGAAGTGCCTTATGCTGCAGAGTTTGAATCTGCTGATACTACTTCTACTATCTCCACAATAAATGGATTAAAAGCAGGTAGAACTTTTGTCTATCTTCACGAAACAGGAAGCAATGACGACGGAGCAGCTATGTTAAATCACATAGAATCTGGTGATATTGACATTGCAGACGGTGATAACTTTATGTCAATCGGTAGATTTATACCAGACTTTAAAAATCAAATAGGAAATGTTGATGTAACAATGAAAACAAGACCTTACCCTACAGCTTCTCAAAGATCTCATGGACCCTTTGAAGTAGCAACAAATACAACTAAAAAAGATACTAGAATAAGAGGTAGACAGATAGCAGTAAGAATATCTAGTGGTGATGTTGATGACAGGTGGAGATATGGAACACTTCGTCTAGATATGAAACCAGATGGAATGAGAGGGACCTAATGGCTAAAATTGTAACACCTCGTTTACCAGAAGCAACAGAAGAGTATAGTAGAGAACAGGCATCTCAATTAATTCAAACTTTAGAACAAGTTATATTTGTTTTAAACAATACCTATGTGCCAGAAACATTAAGAGAGGAAGAAGAAAGAATTTCTTTTTTCTTATCGTAAATGTCTAATATATATACAAACCATAAAGCAAAGTTGTCGACTACTAATTTAACGACTATCTACACAGTTCCTGCAGAAAAAGCTGCGATAATTAAGTCTATTCGCGTTGCGAACGAAGATACAAGTAATGATTGCAATATATCTGTAACCCTTGTAGATACTGGTAGTATAAGTTATACTATTGAAAAAGATCGAACAATACAGGCCAAACGATCTCAAGAGATTCTAGCGACAGGAAACATGGCGCAAGATACATCTGACAGCTCTGTGGCAGCTCCCGCTCCGCTAATAGCAAAAGAGTCAGAAATAATAAAAGCTCAGGCAGAAAATGCTAATGATCTGAGCATAATTATAAGTGTGTTAGAGATATCTAGCAGATAGGAAACATAATGAAGAAAACAAAGAAAAAAGTAGTTAAGAATAAAAAACTGGCAGCTATGTATCCACCAAGAGATAAAATTACCAGAGGTGATATTATTGTTGCTGCTAAAAAGAAATCCATGAAAAAGCCTAAGAGGAAGAGATAATGGCAGGGCCAGGTCTTTACGCTAATATTCATGCTAAACGTAAACGCGGTGGTAAGATGCGTAAAAAGGGTGCTAAAGGTGCCCCTACAGCAAAAGCTTTTGCCAGAGCTAAACAAACAGTAAGGAAAAAATAATGACTAAATTATGTCCAAGAGGTAAAGCAGCAGCTAAAAGAAAGTTTGATGTTTATCCTAGTGCATATGCAAATGCCTATGCATCTAAGATTTGTGCAGGAAAGATTAAAGATCCTAGTGGTGTAAAACGTAAGGATTTTAAAGGTCCTAAGAAAGCAATGGGTGGTATAATTGATTTCAATAAAATATCACAAGATCGTAAAAAAGTATCTAGCTTTAAACAAGGTGGTATTGCAAAAGGTTGTGGTGCTGTTATGAAAAATAAACGTAAAAAAACAAAAAAGAGCTAATGGCAAAAGGCGGATTAAGAGAGTGGTTTAAACAGGATTGGAGAGATATAGGTTCTCGAAAAAAAGATGGAAGCTTTGCTAAATGTGGTAGATCAAAACAAAAAAAAGACGCTAAACGAAAATATCCTAAGTGTGTCCCCGCAGCAAAAGCTGCTAGTATGTCTAAAGGTCAAATAAAATCCGCTGTGTCTAGAAAGAGATCAAAAGCACAAGGAGTTGGTGGTAAGCCAACTAATGTAAAAACTTTTGCAAAGAGAGGTAAGAGTGCCACTAAACGAAAAGGGTAAAAAAATTATGAAGTCTATGAAAAAGACTTATGGCAAAGATGCTAAGTCTGTTTTCTACGCTTCAAAGAACAAAGGAGTAATAAAAGGTGTTGAAAAATCAAAGAAGAAAAAAAGTAAAAAAGGTAATAAGCGCGCTTAAAAAAGCTTCTAAATCACATGCTGGGCAAGCTAAAACTCTACAGAATGTATTAAAAAATGGCAAAAAGAAAAGATCCTAAAAAAGGAACAGGGAAAAAACCTAAAGGTAGCGATAGAAGATTATACACAGATGAAAACCCTAAAGATACTGTATCTATTAAATATGCAACTCCGGCTGACGCGAGGCGCACCGTTGCAAAAGTTAAAAGGATTAACAAACCATTTGCTAGAAAAATTCAAATACTTACTGTGGTTGAACAAAGAAGTAAAGTCTCTGGCAAAACGCAACAGGCAGCAATTGCGAAAAGAGCTAAAGAGTCTTTGCGAAGAAGCCGTAAAACAACAAAAAAATCCAAGGCATAATCAATGGTAAGAAAACGCGATAAACAGCCACCTAAGACTAAAAAATACTTTAGATCTACAAAGTCTGGAGCAGGCATGACTGCCGCTGGTGTTGCTAAATATCGTAAAGACAATCCAGGATCTAAGTTAAAGACTGCTGTTACAGGTAAAGTAAAACCTGGTAGTAAAGCTGCAAAGCGAAGAAAATCTTTCTGTGCAAGAAGCGCAGGACAAATGAAGAAGTTTCCAAAGGCTGCAAAAGACCCTAATTCAAGGTTAAGACAAGCAAGAAAGAGATGGAAATGTTAAAACAATTATATTGCAAAAGGATAGGAAAATGAGTATAAAAAAAGATGAAACCGTATTAGCGGGCAAGGGTGTTGAGATCCTGCCTGTCGAGACTAAACTAACTATTACTAATACGCAAACAGGTAAAGAATACGCTGATGAAAAAGAAGCATTGGCGGACGTCGAGAACCCTGCAACTTCCACAGAAGAAAAACACATCAAAAGAGATGTCGCTATCAAAGTTAATAGCTTAGATATATTTGGAGATACAACATAATATTATGCAGGGACTTGAGTCACTAAACCAATTTAAAAGTTTCGTATCCTCACTGGGAGGATTAGGTCGTTATGAAGATACTTACATGGTGCATGCAGCAGAAGGTGAAACTGTTGTGCCTATGGAGGTCTTAGACAAAAACCCAGTATTAAAGAAAAGATTATTTAAAACAATGGTAGACATGGGTATTGATCCCGGTCGATACATTGTTGGTAACGAATTAAACTCTATCAACCCAGTCACAGGTCAACCAGAATTCTTTCTAAAGAAGATTGTTAAAGGTATTAGAAAAGCAATACCAGGTGACTTAGAACAATACTTAGGTCCCATTGTAGGACTTGCAACTGGTAATCCTTTCTTAGGAGCTATTGCTGGTGGTATTGGTAGCGGAATGAGTGGAGCTATATCAGGTGGACTCGGTGGATTTAGAAGCCCAGGTATATCAGGTTTTGCAAAAGCAAAAGAGGGTTTTGTTGATCCTGTTAAATTTACAGATTTATTTTCAGGAGAGGGATTAAGTAAGTTTTTCTTAGGAGATAAAGATGCGAGCGGAGTATTAGGCAAATTTGATTTTAAAAATGTAGGGGCAAAGGACACTGTATTAGACAAAGCTTTTAATACAGCTATTGAAAATGAAGATTATTCATTGGCTAAGGATATAAAAGATCTTATGGGTTCTGATTCTGATAAAGGTAAAGGAATTTTTGGAGGCTTATCATTTTCAGACCTATTGAAAATAGGTATACCAGCAACTACTGCTCTTTCTCTTTTAATTAAAGAGGGTGAACCGGAGGGATCTGATGCAGAACCTTTTTCACCAGCTATAACAAACAAACAAATATTTCCAACAAGTGATGTCTTATTTCCACAAGGGGGCATGGCTAAAGGTGGAGGAGTAACAGATTTACGATCAGGGGGCATGTCACTCGGACCAGGGACCGAGACAAGTGACGATATCCCCGCAATGCTAAGCGACGGAGAATTTGTCATGACGGCTAAAGCAGTCAGGGGTGCAGGCGGAGGAGACCGTCGCGAAGGCGCAAGAAGGATGTATGAGATGATGGACAATTTAGAGAGGACCGCATAATGGTAACAACACAAGAAACAATACAAACTACTAGGGTTCCGTCATATATAAGTGATAGGCAACAAGAGTTATTAAATACTTTATATGGAGTTCAACAAGTAGGACAAGAGGGTGATGCAAATTATGTGGCACCTCAAACAGGATTATTACAACTACCACAAACTTTACCTCAATCACAAACAGCAGGATTTAGTCCAACACAAACAGCAGCAATGCAACAAGCCTTTCAAGGTATTGGAGCCTATCAACCTTTCTTAAACGCTGCTGGATCAACACAGGCCGCGGCTCTCGGTGCAACTGGACAAGGAATACAATCATTAGGTCAAATGAATTTTGATCCGTCAAGAGCACAAGAGTTCATGGATCCTTATCAACAATCAGTTACAAACGAAGCTTTAAAAGAAATAGATAGACAAGCTGCAATGGCTAGCAATCAATTATCTGGTAAGGCAGTTCAAGCAGGAGCCTTTGGTGGTAGTCGATTTGGATTACAACAATCCGAACTAGCACGTAATGCTCAAGATATGAGATCAAGACGTGTGTTTGAAGACTTGTCTAGAAATTATCAACAAGCACAAGCTGCAGCAACTACAGCCAATCAACAACGTATGCAACAAGGTGCAGCCTTTGGTCAACTAGGTCAAATGACCAGTGGTATTGGTGGTGCTATGGCAGGACTTGGTGCTCAAACTCAACAGCTCGGTCAAGGAGATATTAATCAATTAATGGGTATTGGTGGTATGCAACAACAACTAGCTCAACAACAAATGAACACTGGATACCAGAATCAGTTAAATCAAATGATGGAGCCTTATAGAAGAATATCTTTTGGTTCACAAACATTGCAACAAGTAACACCAGGTGCAGGCACAGCAACACAAACTGTAGCACCTATGCCTCAAACTAATCCTTACTTACAAGCAGCAGGTGCTATTGGAAGTATTGGCACGGGCCTTGGAGCATTGATGGGTTAATGAATAGA